AAACACTGGTTCAACCAACATCAACACAAGCATTTGGCAATTGCCAACTCGCGTGATTTCTGCACAATTGCCCGTTCGTTCGGCTGTTCTGTCGGATGTCAATGGACTGAACGCCGAATTGGTCGAAGACCTGATGATGGAATTTGCCCAACTTGAGGGCGCATCGTGTGGCCTCAACAATGACCAAGCCGGTTCAGTCACTACCTCCACTGGTGGCACTGATGGTTTGCGCGGCCTAAATAGCTACCCCGGCGCTGCTGGTGCAACCGCTGCGTTTGGTACAAGTGGCACAGCCATTACAAACGGCTTGCACACTTTGGCTACTGTGGGGTACAACAACACTGGTGGCCTTGAAGCGGAAACATTGTCTGCAATGGCAAATGCTCTGCCAGCGCAATACTGGTCTATGCCGGGTACTGCTTGGATGATGCACCCAACAGCCATTCAAACCCTGCGTAACTATGCTCACGGCAGTGGCGGCTACTCGTTCATTGACATTGGCTCCGCTGAAGCCGGTTCGCTGCTTCATGTATTTGGATTCCCGGTGATTCCAAACCCATATTTGGACGCAACAGGTGTTGTTGGTTGCAAGTCAATGTATCTTGCCAACTGGCCTCGTTTTATGACCATTGCTGATGTGGAAGAAATGACCATTCAGGCAATGGAACAGACAACGCCCGGTTTTGTGACCATGTATGCTGAAAAGCGTATGGTCAGTTCTGTGCGTGACGTTTTTGCTGGTGTTCGTTCAATTGAGACTTAAACATGAGCGTTGACAACTATCAATACGCTGCGCCTTTTGGGGCGCAAACACGCAATCCGTTCAACTATGCAAAGGTTGAGCAGATTGGACGAGATAGTTCGACAGCATGGTTGACGCTTGATGAAATGACCAACCAACTGAACTTGTTTGACGATACAAGTCAGGACACATACATTGCAAGCCTTGGAATCGCCACCAGACAGGCGATTGAGGATTACTTAGGGATGTCTATCCTCCCGGTAACTTATCGCGTCTGGTACGGTTCTGAGAGCCTTGTAGCGTCACCAATCAGTCTTGATCTGCCTGAAGTCAGTCAGAACACAAACCCGGCACTTTCTGGTGTGACAATTAATTCAGTTGGTTATTGGAACGATGCTTTCCCGCCAGTGTTCCAAACGATTACAAACACCAATTATTTCTACGATGCCTCGGGCAACAAAGTCATCGTAAATAATTTGCCGACTGATGTAAATTCGGTGATGTCTGCGCCAATCATTGTGGAATATTCAACTGTTGCAAATCCATTGGCAAATTATCCTGTGATTAAACAGGCTGGCTTGCTTTTGCTGACTCACTTGTACAACAACCGAGCCAATGCGACAGAGACAAAATTGAAAGACATTCCGTTTGGCGTGACAACGCTTTTACGCAGTTACAAACCCCTCGTAATGTGAGCACAAAATGGCAATTGCTCGTTTTGAGAACATCAACATCAACAACTTGACTTTTGGCAAGTCTGATTTTGGTGAGCAATCGACAACGCAAACATTGTGGTTTGCGACTCGCGCTCGGGTTGCTGCCGTTGCCAACAGCCTAAAGATTGCTGATAAATACCGGCTTTATCAAGACATGACGACATTTACGCTGAATTACACGCGAAACATGAAAACGATTATGGACAGTCAAGACCTGTACTCAATTACATGGCGCGGTAAGGATTGGCGAATTGACAATGTGCGCGAGTCGGATGATCGCATGACGGTGTTGTTTACCTGTTATCGTTCTGACCCTGTTACGGCGGTGTAATGGCAACTCAATTAAACCCTGTTGTTTATGGCAAGGCTATCCAGTACCAACTGGCAAACATTGTCACGCCTGTGCCCGTTTATGCGGCTTTTAACCGCAATTTTTCAACGCAACCTAAGTTCATCACTTGGATGTTGAGGAATGTGCATCAGCCGGTTTATACGGGAACGCAGCAAAGCAACAAGGGAATCGACAGACCGATATTTCAGATTTCTATTTTCACTCAACAGATTGAAGATGGTTTTACAATATCGAATCAGATTTTGCAGTCCCTGCATGGATACAGTGGATTGTTGGGAAGCCCGGCAGATGGCTTTTACATCTCAAAAGCAGATGTCATGTGGCTTTACAACAGTTACAACAACGAGGAAAAAATGGCGCAAATCTATTTGGATTGCACCATTGACATTCCAGCCTAATATAAGACAATTGTTCAACTTTTGAAGGATACTCAAAATGGCCTTACCAAACAAAGTCTTGCCCGGTTTTAGTGCTGCGCTATACGCACAGCCAACCGCTACGCCAACTCCTTTGACTACTGCACAGTTGTCTTTGGTTGCCTCGGTTTCTCCCATTGCTGTTGTCGGCAATTTGCTTCCTGTTGAGGCAATTCCCGCTTTTGGCATGGATGACGCTGTGGCAAGTTTCAGCGTTGCCGGTTCTCGTCAATCGGACAAAATCCCTGTGCAAGCAGCGCCCACCAGCATGACCATTGTTGCTGCTTGGAACCCTTCCGACACCAACTTGCTGTTGATGAGGGCAGATGCCTATTCTGGCGTGATTGATCGCACTTTCGTGGTTTCTGCCACCGAAGGCGCAAACATTGTGTACTACGCATTCAACGGGCGTGTTGGTCAATTCCAAATTGATTCTCAACCCGGCGCTGAAGCAAAATGCACCTTTACGATTCACCCCCGTGGCAACCAGTACGGTTGGTCCAACAACGTCTAAGGAGTTGACATGGCGATCCCAACAAAAGTTCTTCCCGGTTTTAGCACCTCGCTGTGGATGCAATCGGCTGCGACTCCAACTCCATTGACCACTGCTAACTTGTCCGTTTGGCTGGCTCAAGTCACAACCATTGTTGGCACTTCTGCAAACGGCACTGGCGCTGCTGGTGTTGCTGTTCCTGTTGAAGCAATCCCTGCTTTTGGCATGGACGATGCGGTAGCTAGTTTCGGCGTTGCTGGCTCTCGTCAAAGCGACAAGATTCCAGTTCAAGCGGCTCCAACAAGTTTGACCATTACGGCTGCTTGGAACCCTTCCGATTCGGCCTTGTTGCAAATTCGTGCTGATGCTTATTTGGGTACTGTAGACCGCACATTTGTTGTGGCTGCTGTGGATGGTACAAACACTGTTGCTTATGCCTTTAACGGGCGTGTAGGCCAGTTCCAGATTGATGCTCAACCCGGTGCTGAAGCAAAATGCACTTTCACTGTTCATCCGCGAGGCAACCAGTACGGCTGGTCGAACAACTGATGAAAGTCACTGACGCAATTGAAACGATTGTGACCAGCTACGGGGACATTGATCTTGTCGCCCGTGGCATGGTGGTGGACGCTGCTGAACTTGCAAAAGCCACAGCCAAACCAGACACTGCTGAAGCTATTGCTTTGGCACTGCTCAAAAAATACAACGTAACTGCCCCTGTGGTGGTTATTGAGGAAGTTGCACAAGACACAACAGAGTAAAAAACATGATAGTAAAAGACAGCAACGACCTTCTCAATTTTCTTGTAGCCCAATCCGATTCATCCAAAAATTGGTTTGGGTTTACTCAACAGCGCATCACGGCAATTGCTCTTGCCCACGATATTGCGCGGAATCACGCAGACAAGCTAACGCCACTTGAGGCGGTAGATTATGCAATCAACTTGAACGAGTTGATTTATCACAAGATCATCAAAACCACACGACCATGACAAGACTATCTTCAGCCTTTGGCGAAACAACCAACCTCCGCACCAAGACGTTTGAACTTGCTGGTCACGAATTTAAAGTTCGTGTTCCGCTGTCCAAAGAACTTGATGACATTCAAGACCGCATCAATAAAGTTGATGCAACTGAATTCAAAATCCGTTTTGACAAAATGACTTCAACTTTCCGAAATGTCTCGGATGTTGAAGGTGTTGTTGTCACTGACGATGATGTGATTGTTGAAGGGCGCTCCACTAAGGAATTGGTTCAAACCATTTTGCAAATGGAAAACCGAGTGGTGGAGTACATCAAGTTGTTGGTTCCTGTGAATGGAACGCTTGATGACATCACATACGAAGACATTGAAGCTGAATGGCCCACGGCTGTTCAACTTGAAATGCTTGCAAGAATTTCTGAGTCAATTCAGCCGGGATATAAGGATTCTCGAAAAAACTAATTCAGGACATTCACCTACAAGCCCGAGCGTATGTGTACGCTCATGGTGGATGTCCAGATGATGTTCCTGTGGACGACATGCGGAATATCGAGATTATGCTGTCTGATGGCATGATTGGGAACAAGGCGCTGCTGCTTGCGCTAAGTTCCTTGACCACAGGCAATTTAAACTCGAAAATACAGAAGACGACAAGACCGTTTACGATGAAAGACGTTCTTCCATCAACGCACGATTACATTGTCCCGCCACTGACAAAGGAACAACAGCAAGAGCAAGCCAGCAAGCAATTGATGGCATTCTTGGCTACAAGACCGGGTTCGGAGGCTTACCTGAAAGAGTAGCATGGCCCAACATATTGATACGCTTGGATTTGAAGGCAAAGACCTGAAATTTGAGCTTTCTGGCTTTGCTGACTTTGAAAAGCAAATTATTGAAATGGCAAATGGTTTCAGGATGGATACTGTCTTGAAAGAAACGCTTGCCAAGGCTGCTGAGAACTCCATGCAGAGCGTTTATTACGCAGCCCTAGCCTATGCCCCTTACGACATAGAAAACCCTCGCAGTGACTATCGCCCGATTCACATGCGAGACACGCTTAAATTGAAGTCTAGGCTTACAACCCCTAACGACAGAGAAGCGCCAAGCATTAAAGAAAATTCGGTTGTGCTGGCTATTGTTTCCGTCAAACGCAGCGCTGTTTCGTTGGCGCAAGAATATGGAACAACTAAAATACCAGCACGACCTTTTTTGCGCCCTGCTTTGCAATATGGCGCTCAAACAGTCATTGGCGATTTGAAGAAAAGTTTGGGTGAAATTATCCCGGCTTACGCTCAGAAACTCAGCAGAAAGAGAAAGTAATGGCTAATCATCAAAACGCTGCAACACTTGGCGTTGCACTGAGCCTTGAAACTGGCGATTTTGTCACGCAAGCAAATAAAGTTGCGTATGAAACGCAAAAGATGAAGAACGCCATTGCGCGGGAAATGAAGGCGGCTGACAAAGAAATTCAGGCGCTTAAATATGCCACTGAGGATTACGGCAAGGCTGTCACAAAAGTTTCTGAGATCGAACGTCAATTAGCAACTGGTCGCCTTAAGGACATCAAGGGAACTGATAAAGCAAAAGAACTTTTGGCTCAAGCTGCTGCATACGACAAAGTTGCTGCGGCAGCAAAAAATGCTATGGGCGCTCAGTTCAAAATGAACGAGCAACAAAAGATTCAGTTGACGTATCAGACGACTGACTTGTTTACGCAGATCGCATCTGGTCAAAGCCCGTTCATTGCCATCTTGCAGCAAGGTGGTCAATTGAAGGATGTGATGGGTGGTCTTGGCAATATGTTTAAAGCCATTGGCACATTGTTCACGCCATTTTCTGTTGGCCTTGGAACTGTTGCAGTGGCTGTTGGTTCGGTCAGCTATGCCCTATACAAAGCAATTGACGATCTTGACAAGTTCAAGGACGCAATGACATTGACTGGTGGATTTGCTGGTGTAACTTATGACAAGTTGCTGAACCTCGGCAATGTTTTGTCAAACAAAACAAACGCATCAATTGGAGATGCCCGAGATTTGATGCAGCAGTTAGCGGCATCAGGCAAATTCACATCCACCTCAATGGAGGCTGTTGGCGAGGTCGTGCTGCGCTTTGCCAAGATTGCTGGCGTAGATGCCACAAAAGCCGCTGAAACACTTATTCCTTTGCTTGATGGGACAGCAAGTTCTGCAAAGCAATTGAACGACAAATATCATTTCTTGACGCTTGAGCAATATAAAAACATTGAGGCGCTTGAGAAGCAGGGCAGATTGCAAGAGGCTGCAAAGCTGCAAGCAACATTGCTCAACGAAAGTTTGAAATCAACGCAACGCGAACTTGGCAATTTGGAGAAGGCTTGGCAAGGCGTTGCTAATTTTGCATCTTCTGCGTGGGATGCAATGATGGGTTGGGGCCGTGAAAGCGGAACTGACCGAGCCATTGAACTTGAAAAGAAAATCAATGAGATTACTGATGAAATTTCTAAGAGGCAAGCAAAGGGCTTAAAGACAGGCTCTCAAGAAGCTGCGCTTGCCTCGTTCAGAACCGAGTTAAACGCTATTGTCAGCAAAGAAATGGCTGCGCTTGATGCGGCAGAGGCAAGAACCAAAAAGGCAGAAGAAGAACAAAGAAAAATTAAAGCCTACTCTGGCGCTGGTGGCATTGGCAAGCAAATAGAAATTGAATCAGCAATTGCCAAAGCGATTGCCAACAACGAGTTTCTTATTGCCGTTGAAGGCGCAAACGAAATACAAAAAATTGAATTGGAAGCGGCTAAAGAACTTGAAGAAAAGCGCCTTGAGTTCAGCAAAAAGTCTGCTGAAGAAAAACTTGCTTTTGGTGGGCTGCTTGCAAGACAGTTGGATGCCGAGATTTACACAATAGAGTTAAAGCGTGATGAAAAAATCAGAAGCATCCGCAACAAAAATCGGCTCTCAGAGTACGAAGAATATCTCCGCACACAAAAAGAAATTACTGATGCCGAAGTTGCGGAGTCAAACAGGCTTGCAAGTATTAGAACAGCCAACCAATCCAAGACGCGAGAGATGGAGTACCAGCGCGAGTCCTTGGACTTAAAGAGCCAAATGATTTACGCCACTGAGAAAGAGCAAAAACTTGCTCAGATTTCTTTGGAGTATGCGAGAAAGCGCAAAGAGGTTGAGGAAGGTCCAGACAAGCAATTTAATCTTGACCAGATTGATCGTCAAGAACAAATGGCAAACTTGTTTGTGACGATAGAAGACTCCATGAAGCGCACCCAACAAGTGTTTGATTCGGTGTGGGGCAACCTTGGTTCTGCCATTGACAAGTTCGTCCAAACCGGCAAGTTCAAAATGAAGGACTTTGCTGCAAGTGTCATTAGGGACTTGATTGCAATTGAGATGAAGGCGCAAGCCATGACGTTGCTGCGAATGTTGTTTAGTTCATTGTTTCCAACCCCAATGACCATGACGCAATCGCAATTTGTATCAGCCAGCGGCGGCAGAATGTTTGCCAATGGTGGCGACCCACCAGTAGGCAAGGCAAGCATTGTTGGAGAGCGTGGGCCTGAGTTGTTTGTTCCTCGCACTGCTGGAACAATTATTCCTAACCATGCTTTGGGCGGCATGGGCGGTCAAACAATTAACTACAATGGACCAATCATCCAAAACATGAGTGCCATTGACACTCAAAGCGCCGTTCAATTCCTTGCCAAAAACAAACAAGCCGTATGGTCTGCAAATCAGTCTGCACAACGGTCTATGCCAGTGAGCCGATAACATGAGCCTTAACACCATTCTGAGCATTGCTGAAAGCGTCACGATCAATGACCACAGGTTTGTTGGGCAGACGGTCAGCCGCAACCAAAAAATCCTGACCAGTGAAATTATTACGGTTGTGCCGTTTCAATTCACGTTGAGGCCCATGAATTATTTGCTGTATTCGCAAAGCCGAAGCATTTTGAATGCCTTAAGGATTCCAGACAAAGCACTTGAGCAATATTTAAATTTTGGCTCTACCGGCTGGTTGAACTACATTAAATATCAAGGGGATATGACTTCTGCTCAAATTGCAGCATGTAGGTGGCAAACATCATCAGCCAATAAAATTTTGGTGCTTGGCTCTTTGCCTTCAATTTCTTCTGGTGCGTATTTATTCCGAATTGGTGATTTTGTGCAAGTTGATCGGTACACATACATCGTCACTGCTGATGTGTTGCGCGGAGCCGGTGCAACCGTAAACGTGCCAGTGCATCGAAACCTTATAGCAACGCTTGCTTCCACTGTGGCTTGTGTTGCTGGTCAGTTTGGGGCAACTATTAGCATGGGTGGCAGCAGTTATACGGGAGTAACATTTCCTGTTATTTTGCGCGATTACCCGACATACACATTGCAGCCAATGACTAACGATTCGTTTATTGAGTGGTCGGGCGAATTCAACGCATTTGAGGCTGTTCTATGAATGTCATTACGCCTGTTGTTGGAACAAACAACATCCGCATTGCGGATTTCATACGCATCAACACTGGTTCGCAGATTTATCGTTTCTGCACAGCAGCTTCAAACATAACTGTCTCTGCTGTTGATGCTACGCCGTTTAGCGCAGTGGGTACACTCTTGCGGGTAGGTGACGTACAGCGAGACATAAAAAGCACCTCCAACGACACATCAGTGTCATTGACCGGCATTGATACAGCAATGCTTGGATTTGTTTTAGGCAACACCGTAAAGGGTTCCTATATACAAATGTGGCATGGTTTCTTTGATACAAACGGCGCACTTATCACAACGGGTGGTACTGGTGGGTTGTATCAGTTTTTTAGCGGATACATTACGTCATTCAGCATTCAAGAAAACTGGATGGAAGAAGCCCGTAGCTTTGTTGGCACAATTCAAATTGGAGCGTCTAGCACTCAATTGACTTTGCAAAATACAGATGCTGGACGCTACACTAATGATGACAGTTGGCAATTCTTTAACCCCGGTGATACCAGCATGAATCGTGTCAGCTTTATTGAAACAATTGCGTATCAGTTTGGGAAGCCAGAATGATTCGCAAAGCAAATCGTTTTGACATTCCAGCAGTGCTGGATATGCTGCGTCAATACAGAAGCGAAACTCCTCTGGAGTTTTTGAAAGATGCCAATGATGCCGAATATGTCACGCAGATGCTGAACGAATTGATTGCTGGTCGTGGTGTTGTTTTGTTGGCAGAGATTGATGGCAAATCTGTGGGGATGATGATTGCGGCAGTGATGCCAAGCATTTGGTCGCCAAAGCATTTTGTTTTGACAGAATTTGCTTATTGGGTTGAACCTGAACATCGCGGCAGCACTGCTGGATATAGGCTGTTGAGAGCATACTTGGATGAAGCAATTGCTCTCAAAGATGCTGGACGAATTTGCAATGCGTTTATCAGCAAAATGGTTAACAGTCCTGACCTGAAGTTCAGCAGGTTCGGTTTTTCAAAACTTGAAGAATTTTGGGTGATTTGATATGCCGGGTTCAATTATTGCGTCACAAGTTTTTGGCCTTGTTAATGCTGCTGGAGCTTTGACGGCAGGCGGCATGGCGGTAGCATTTGGTATCAACCTTGTGGTGTCGCGCATCATTGCAAGTTCGGCAAGTCCTGAAGCAAATACACAAAAAAATCTTGGGTCCAGACAGCAAGTTCCTCCAGCCGGGAGCAATAAACTTCCAGTGGTTTATGGTAGTGCTTATGTTGGAGGTGTTATTACTGACCTGACAATTAGCAATGACAACCAGACAATGTATTACTGCTTGTCATTGGCAGAAGTTACCAATACGCAAGGTGGCGCAACAGGCGACATCTTTACTTTTGGTAATGTGTATTGGGGTGGCAAACTTTGCGTGTTTGATACTACAGATCAAACCCGAGTTGTGTCATTGCTTGACGAGTCAACAAACGAGTCACAAACAAACGTAGATGGCAACATGTTTATCTACTTGTATCGCAACGGGTCATATCAACCAACAAACAGCACAACAAACGCTGTTACATTGATGAGCGACCCTAGTTTGGCTTACGTTTGGGATAACACCAAATTGATGAGCAATTGCGCTTTTGCAATTGTCAAATTGGTTTATAACGCAGATGCTGGACTGACGGGCATTCAACAAACTCGGTTCCAAGTTAACAACCCAAGGACAGCACCGGGTGATTGTTTTAGTGATTTTCTGCAATCAACGCGATACGGTGCTGGCGTTCCTTCATCACAAGTCGATTCGACAAGCCTTGCTACTTTAAATTCGTATTGTGCTGGCGCATTCACCTACACCCCTGCGGCGGGAGGTTCGGCAACCATCACAAGATTTAAGTTTGATGGCGTGTTGGATACATCTGTGAGCATTATGAGCAACATGCAAAACATGGCTGCATCCTGTGATTGCTTGTTGCGTTACAACGAATTAACTGCCAAGTGGGGTGTCATTGTTCAATCGCCAGCTTATGCCGTGGCGCTGCCCATTGATGACAGCAACATGGTGTCAGCTTTGCAAATCACCCCAACAGATTTGTCTAGTACGCCAAACATCATTGAATCCAAGTTTGCAAATGGCAGCGAAAAAGACACGTTTGCATCTGCGGTGTTTAGTCTTTCTCAAGTTGCGCCAACTTTGCTTTACCCAAATGAGCCAATCAACAAGCAATCTGTCACGTTGCCTTTGGTGAACAGCGATGTCCGAGCGCAATACATCGCACAACGTTTATTAAAAGCAGGGCGTGAAGATTTGATTGTGAAGGTGACAATTAGTTTTGCTGGTCTGCAACTTGAGGCTGGCGACATTGTGACCTTGACTAGCCCAAATTACGGTTGGACAAACAAGTTGTTTAGGATTTCTCAAGTCACTGAAAACTTTAGTGATGATGGGCAAATTACGGCTTCATTGACGTTGATTGAATACAACTCCACTGTGTATGACGATACGCCAATCACGCAATTTACACCAGCGCCAAACACTGGAATTCCATCGCCTTTGGTGTTCGGCACAATGTATGCGCCAGTGGTAGTCAATTTAAATCCGACTGCCGCCAATCCATCATTTGGCGTGTCTGTAACGGCGGCATCAAGTGGCGTGAGTCAATACGCAGAAGTTTGGTATTCGGCATTTAGCGCACCATCTGATCCTCAACGTATATTTGCTGGAACCACTGCGGTGAAATCGGCTGGAAATCCATATACGCCCGGTTCAAGTATGGGTGTTGTGACTTTGGAAAACATTCCACAGGGCAACTGGTATTTCTTTGTCAGAATGGTGAACTCTCTTGGCTCAAGTCAGTACAGCGCAGCAAGTTCAGTGCTTCAATGGAGGCCAACCACATTTCAATTTACCGGGAGGTATATTGTGGTGGCTTACGCAACAAGCATTACGGGAACCGGCATTTCAGACAACCCAAGGGGAAAAACTTATTTTGGTTTATGGAATACCGACACAACACCAGCATACTCAAGCGACCCAAGTAATTACACATGGTATTTTGCACAACCGACATTTGGCACAAACATATTCCTTGCGTTTAGCAATAGAGGCGGTAGAAAATTTAGCTTTGCTACTGACTTTGCGGCTTATGCTGCGGGAACGGCAGCGTTTGTTCCAAAAAGCGTTTCATTGTATGACTCAACAATTTGGTCGGCACTGCCTGATGGAGTTAACACGATTGATCTTGATGTTCGCACAGGCCAACTTATTACTACGGGAACAACAACAACTGGCATTGGTGAAATTGCAATAACCAACAGTACGGACGGAAAAATTGTTGCGGAGTTGGCAACACTGTTGGATTTTGGCCCCGGCATTTCGCAAAAAACTAGCGCGGTTGCACAACTGACAATTGATAAGTATGGTCGTGTACTTGGCTTTGTTTCTCCTGATGATTTCAACTACACGTTGTATGAAGCCATTGCAACGGCAGGGCAAACCGTGTTTACGCCAACCGCAAGAGGTGCAAACTACATCTTGGGGCAATGCCTTGTTTTCCGCAATGGTATGTTGTTAGATGAATCCGAATACACAGAAACGTCAACAACAATTACGCTTGGAACTTCTTGCGCAGTGGGAACACTTGTGTCCATCATCAGCATGAGCGCAGTTGCCAGCGGAATTACTTTTGTCAACACTGGTTTGATTGTTCAAACGGTTGGTGCAAGTTCTATCGTATACACCAGCACAGCATTGCCAAATCAAAAAATGTATGCTGGAGACATAATCACGTTTGCTAATACTGGAACACCAACGCAATACACAATATCAACGATTAATTACACTACACGCACAATTACGTTTACAACAACATTAAGCGGCGTATTGGCTGGCAATGCAGTGTATCAATATCGGGCATCATCTTCAGCGTACAGACCATTTAGTCGTTGGACAGATAGTCTGACAAACCAATCTTTATTTACTCCAACCGAATGGTCTTATCGCACTGGATATGAGAAGTTGTTTTTTAATGGAACTGCTGTCAATGATCTTGATTATGATTTGACAACGACATTAAGTTTTTCGCAAAACGTAACCGGACTTGTAACCTCTATACAATTTGCTGAAAACATCTTGACTACTCCAGCGGGAGCATCGCAAACAGGAACAACAAATACTTCTGTTGGAGTGACCAACTATTCTTTCAATTTTGATGCAAATGCTTTTGAGTTGTATATAAACGGAACTTTGGTTGACCAAGGAACTGATTACACAACTTCAACTGGTGTTTATGCTTTGTCTTACACTCCAACAACAAACAACACCATGCTTCAACAAACCACTTATCAACGAACAGGAGCAGCTTAAATGACAGCAGCACTCAATCTTGGCTTACTTGGCAACAACGTCAACACTAGCGGTCAGGTATCTCTGACAGCCGGTGTTTCAGGAACTTTGCCTGTGGCAAACGGCGGAACCGGAGCGGCAACCCTAACAGCCAACAACGTACTGCTTGGCAATGGAACCTCTGCGCCTCAAGTTGTTGCCCCCGGTACAAACGGTAACGTGCTTACTTCAAACGGGACAACTTGGACATCTGCGGCTGCACCGGCTCCATCAACAACTGCTGGAGCAGTCGGCACATACATGATGGCGCGATATAACGGCGCTTCCCCACTTGTGAGTTTTGGCACAACTGTTTCTGGCGCTGATTTAACACCATCAAATGCTTCAGGAAATAACGTAGGCTCTGTTCAATCAGGCACATGGCGCTGTATGGGTGTAACTTCAGTAGCCCCATCACAAAACCTTGTTTCTCTTTGGTTGCGTATATCTTGATGGCTTTTGCATCAATATGAGATAATCCCAAACAAGACAAGACAGCATTCGTACCCCGTGAGTACATGGGGAGCGTTACCACCTGAGTACAGGGAATTTTCATGCCAGTCTTTAGCCAAAACGTCATCACCCAAGTCTCGGGTTTTGACAATCCACTCATCACGGGTGAACTTGTTTACGACCAGCAAACTTACTGGAATCTTGCGCTTAAAACAACCGCAACACTTCCAAGCACTCCAATTGATTTGACAGGCGCAACAATCAGCGCACAAATTGTCAGGCGAACTGTTAGTAATCTACAGGACACGCGAACGGGATTGTCTTTTAACATTGGCGATTACACGCCAATTCCAACAACGGTAAACCTGACAATTTCTAATCGTGTTGATGCTGCGGGAACATTTACGCTTGTGTTGGATGACAACGCATGGTCTGTTATTGCTGGTGATCCTGATTTGGAAATTGACAAAGTTAACCCTGTGTGTTTCAGCGGTCGAATTAAAGTCAGTTTTCCTGCTTCTGGAGGAACACCACAGGATGATTTGATTATTTTTCTGATGTTCCTTGTTCGATCTGATGGCATCATCAACATTAGTTAAGGAGTCATCATGGGGCCAATCAGCGTAATCGTACAAGACTCAAACAATCTTGTTCTTGAGGTAACACCAACTCCCGACACAACGATCATTCTTGATCGTGGAATTGCTGGAACAGCGGCAACAATTGCCGTTGGAGCAACAACATCTTTGCCACCCGGTTCACCGGCTACCGTCACAAACGTAGGTACTACCAATGCTGCTGTACTAGACTTTGGCATACCTACTTCTGGAGGAATTGCCGCTGGAGGCTCAACCACACAGATTCAATACAACTTAGGTGGTGTATTGGCTGGATCGGCAAACCTGACGTTTAGCGGCACTGCGTTGAATGTTGGCGTTAATTCCATTTTGAGCAACGTTAACGTGCTTGGTGCAAGCTACGACAACGTATTTCTTGCCATTGGAGCGCAAGAAGCAACACCAACTGATTTGTTTTTTAGCCCCGATGGGTTAAAGATGTATGTGCTTGGAAATACTGGTGATGACATTAACGAATACACCTTGACTACGGCTTGGTTGGTTTCATCTGCAACCGCTGTAACTTTCTTTAGCGTGGCAAGTCAAGACTGTACGCCAAACGGTATGTTTTTTATGGCTGTTTGCACAAAGATG